CTGACCACTGAAATCGGCATCCGGCACTTCTATGGCGGCGTGTCCTACCTATCGACGGCAGCGATTCGGATCAACACCGACGTCGCAGACATCCTGATCGAGAACGTCAATGCATCCACGGCGCTGCGCTTCACCGATATGGACGTTCGCCTGTATCGCTCAGACGGGACCAGCATCATTGCTCCGACCAGCTACAGCATCCACAACGACTACTCCGGCGTTCCAGATGTTGTCGAGACCGGCGTATCAGGACTGACCACTGCCGAGAGTAACGTGCTGATGGGGTTGCCAGGAACGGTCAGCACCATCGAGAAGATCACCCGGAACAAGATGATCACCGACCCGGCGACCGGCGTGCTGACGGTCTATGACGACGACGGCGCTACCCCGCTGATGACCGCCAACATCTTCAAGGATGCGGCCGGGACGGTTCCCTACAACGGCACCGGCGCCGAACGCCGCGAGCGCCTGGCATGAGCATCGTCCTCCACGGCTTTGGCCTAGGCGAGATCGACAGTGGTTCGTCGCTGGTCACCTACGGCCTGGCCCGCGATCTGGACCAAGGCGAGACCATCGAGCAGGCCGTCGCTTCCACCGGCATCGAAAACCTGTTTGTGGTCGATTTCAGCGCCGGCCAACGCAAACCGACTGCGGCCGAGTTCCGCCGCTTCAAGCGCCTGGTCGCTGCCATGCAGATGGGCGGCCTGCAATTCCGAGAACGCAAGGGCAAGAAGGGCGGCATCGAATACTGGGCCGTCCGCGAGCCGATGATCAAGAAAGCAGCCTGACATGCCAAACCCGAACGACCAGCACCCGACAGCGCAGGACTACGCCGACCTATTCGAAGTCGACAAGCGCGGACAGCGCATTCTCGACGACCTTATCCGCCGCTTCATTCGCCCGCCGGTTTCAGTCGGCGGGATCGATGCCGTGCTGCAGACCTACGACCGGGCCGGGCAGCGCAAGCCGCTGGATTTCATCATGCAGCAGATCAACCGGGCCAATGGTGCGCCCGATGACAACCAAGAGGAGATTGACCAATGAACCAATTCTGGAGGATTTTCTATGTTCGGATGGATGAAGCGAATGCTGGCGAAGGTGGCGGGGCGGGGGCGGGCGATGCCAGCGCAGGCGCAGCAGCCGGCTCCGGTTCTGGGGCTGGTGGCGCTGGTGAGGGCGCTGCAGCAGCGGCAGCCGGATCAGTCCTTGCCGGCGCAGCCGCAGGCGAAGGCGGCCAAGGCCAAGCCGTGGCGATCCCCGAGAAATACCAAGTCAAGAAAGAAGACGGCTCGCTCGACATCGAAGCTAGCAGCCTGAAGCTTGCCGAAGCCTACGGCCATCTTGAAAAGCGCATGGGTTCCGGTGATGTGCCGCCGAAGACCGCCGCTGATTACCAGATCGCTGTCCCGGAAGCGTTGAAGGATCAGTGGAATCCGAAGGAAGACGCCAAGCTGCAGGACTTCCTCGGCAAGGCTCATGCGGCCGGGATGACGCAGGCGCAACTCGATATGGTGATGTCGGCCTACCACGAAACCGCGCAGCAGCTTATCGGTGGCAATCGCCAACTGTCCGAGGAAGAATGCACCGCCGATTTGCGCAAGGACTGGAAGGATGACGCAACGTTCAAGGGCGAGGTCGCCAAAGCCTACAAGGCAGCGGTCGGTTACGGTGGCGAAGATGCCCAATCCATCCTGGCCGACCATGGCAACGATCCGCGCCTGATCCGCCTGCTGGCTCGGGTCGGTGGCGAGATGGGCGAAGATCGATCGATCAACCCGGGCGGCACGCTGCAGGGTGGCCAGAGCATCGAAAGCCTGATGTCGTCCGAGGCATACACGAACCCGAAGCATCCGGAGCATGCGAAGGTCAGCCAGCAGGTGAAGGCCTATTTCGACAAGCAGGCCAACGCAGCCGCCAGCAGCGGCAATGCCCCGTTGATGTAAGCGAACAGCAGCCCGATCCAGGCCCGCCGAGTGCGGGCCTTTTTATTTGGTCGGGAATCCGTATCGGCGACCGCCAGAGAATGCGATGCACAGGCCCGGCGTAGCGCCCGGATACCCTGAAAGCTCGCAGGTTGTGGTGCAAGCCGATCACGACACCGTAGCAGGCCCGGATGCCCGGACACCCTGAAGGCTGATTGAACGAATTCAACCTTTTGGAGAAATTGAAATGTCCAACACCATTACCGCAGCCTTCGTGCAGCAGTGGGACACCTCGATCCGCCTGCAAGCGCAGCAATCTGAATCCCGCCTGATGAAGGCCGTCACCGACCGCGGCACCATCACCGGCGACAGCTTCACCATCAACAACCTCGATTCCATCGAGATGGACGAAAACACCGTCCGTCACGGTGATACCGAGTGGGGCGACATCAACCACACCAATCGCCTGGCAACGATGAAGGACTTTTACAAGGCCCTTCCGCTGGACCGCAACGACATCCCGAGGATGCTGGTTAATCCGGTCACCGGCGGCGACTACATGCGCTCGCTGATGAACGCCAAGAATCGCAAGATCGACCAAGTCATCTATGCGGCACTGGGCGGCACCATCAACAGCAAGGACGGTGCCACGCAGAACACCCTGCCGGCCGGCCAGAAGATTGCCCACGGCGGTACCGGCCTTACCAAGTCGAAGATCATCCAGGCTCGCTCCATCTTCCGCGCCACCGAGTGCGACGATGAAAACGGCGAAGAACTGTTCATGCTCTACAACGACAAGGTGCTGCAGACCATCCTCGCGGATACCACCTTGACCAGCGCCGATTTCATGGCCGTGCAGATGCTGCAAAACGGCAAGCTGGCCGGCACCTGGATGGGCTTCAACTGGATTCCGTATCAAGGCCTGACCTACTCGGCATCGACCTACTACGCCTATGCCTGGGCCAAGTCCGGCGTCCATTTCGGCAAGGGCTACGAGGAAGGCAACGTCTCGCGCCGTGCCGACAAGAAGGACTTGTGGCAGGTGTCGATGGGTGCCTCTTACGGCGCCGGTCGTCAGGACGAGAAGAAGGTCGTCGAGATCGCCTTCCAGTAATCAACCAGTGGCGGGGGAATCCTCCCCCTCCTTTGAATAGTTTCAAGGAGAAACGAACATGGCAGAAATCAATTCCCGCCAAGCTGCAAAAATCGCCGCTGGCACCAAGTTGTCCAATTCCGAAGCTGGCCGCCTGCGCACGGTTGTTGTGCAGACCCCGGCAGTATTTTCCCAAATGGCAATCAATGACACGCTGGCCGGCGGCGTGTTTATTCCCAAGGGCTCACGCATCGCGGCTTGCCGTGTCAATAACGGCGCTGGCACTGCCTCAAGCACGATCCAAATCGGCTTGCGCAAGCGTTCTGACGGAACTGTTCTGAGCGCTACCGCTATCGGCTCGGCCATCGCCATCGCCGCAGCGTCGACTACCCCGACCAATGGTGCCAATGGCGCCTATGTGGCCGGTGGTGTCGATCAGGTGCTGACCGATGACGCCGAGGTTTATCTGACCGCGACCGGTGCTGTCCTGGCGGCCAACCAGCTGTTGCGCGTCGAAGTCGATTACATCGGCTCCTGACCTGTTTTGTCTCCAGCCGTGAAAACGGGTTGGCCCGGTGTCGCAAGGCTCCGGGCCTTTTTTCTTTGAGGAACAACGATGCCAGGAAATAGCGCCGTCTCGATCTGCTCCAATGCGCTGCTCCTTCTCGGCGACCGGCCGATCAGCAGCTTCAGCGAAAACAACGACCGCACGCGCCTGGTCGCCAACATCTACGACTACAAGCGCAACCGGGTTCTGCGGGCGCATTCTTGGAACTGCGCCACCAAGCGGGTGATTCTTTCGCCGGATGTTGCGGCACCCCCATTTGGCTGGGTCTATCAGTTCCAACTGCCCAACGACTGGCTGCGCACGCTATCGGTTGGCGAGGATGGCGCCGAGGATTACTTCGCCATCGAGGGCCGTAAAATCCTGATGGATTCGAATGTCTGCCGGCTGCGCTACATCTGGAACAACACCGAGGAATCAACCTGGGATTCCTTGCTGGTCGAGGCAATGACGCAAGTCATGGTGGCAGCGCTGACCTACCCGATCACCAAGTCGACCACAAAGCAGGCCACCGAGGAAGAGATCGTCAAGCGCGTCCTGAAGGAAGCGCGGGCGGTCGATGGCCAGGAAGTGACGCCGGAAACGTTGGGCGACTTCCCGCTGCTTGCCAACCGGATGCGCTGACATGCCAAAAGCCGAGATTCTTCAGACCAACTTCTCCAGCGGCGAACTCTCCCCGCGTGCCGCCGGCCGGGTCGATATTGCCCGCTATCCGAACGCTGCGAAGACGCTGTGCAATGTGATTTCCCGCACGCTGGGCGGGGCAGAGAAGCGCCCCGGTACCGAGTTCATCACCGCCACCAAGCACGCCGATAAGAAGGCGCGGCTGGTACCGTACATCTTCAGCCGCGACCAGGCCTATATACTCGAAATGGGCGAGAACTACCTGCGCGTGTTCAAGCCGGATGGCACGCAGGTTGGCGGGTTCGCCACGCCATACGAGATAGCCACGCCATACAACGAAGCCGCCGTACAGGAGATGGACTACTGCCAGGGCGAGGACACCATGTACCTGTTTCATGGCGATGTCTTCCCGAACCGGCTGCGCTGCTTTGCCGACAATAAGTGGGACTGCGCGAACGCTCCGTTCACCACGACGCCGTTTGCCGAGCTTGGCCACAAGCCGGCGGCCAACCTGACGCTATCCGCCAACACCATCGGCACCGGGCGCACGATGACCGCAGATGCCTCGGTATTCCTTAAAGGCGATGTCGGCCGGGCCATTCTGCAGAGCGCCGGAATCGCGGTGATCACGGCCTATACCTCCGGAACGGTAGTGACTGTCGAGGTGAAATCGCTGTTCGATTCGACCTCGATTGCGACCGGAACCTGGGAACTCGATTCCTCGCCACAGGTAACGCTTGTGCCGCAGGATCTGGAGGACGACAAAAAGGCGGATTCGGTCGGGGCATTGATTGCCTTGAGCGTCACATCAACGGTAACGAAGGCAACCGACCCCGCAAAGAATATCGAGGAACTCGCCCATGGCGGTTTTGGATCGAACATTGCTACGGTCAAGATCACAGCCCACGGCTACATTACTGGTAACGAGGTGATTGTCGCTGGCAATGCGCCGACCGTCTATAACGGGACGGTCATCATCACCGTTCTTGACGCCAACCATTTCACGTATCCGCTGGCCTATGCCCCGCTGGCCGTCTCGCTTGGAACGGTGGCCAAGGTCACATCGACCACTGTCCCTGATCTTGACGCCTTCCGCACCGAGGATGTCGGTAAGTTCGTCCGAATGAATGGCGGCCTGGTCAAGATCACCAGCTTTGTGACGGCCAAGCAGGTCAAGGGCGAGATCATTCAGGAAATGACTGCGCCAGTCTCGGCCCCGCCAATGGCCTGGACGCTGGAAGCTGCGGTATGGAATGCCACTAATGGCTATCCGCGCACCGGCACGTTGCACGAGCAGCGCCTGATTGCCGCGGCGAACGAGAAGAAGCAGCAGACCATCTGGGGCAGCCGAACCGGTGAGCCGCTCGACTTCACGCTCGGGGTCAATGATGACGACGCCTTCTCGTTCACCATCGGATCGGACGAAGCGACACAGGTAGCCTACGTCTCGTCGGCGCGCAACCTGATCGTGCTTTCCTACAACGGCGAATACACCATGCAGGGCGGTATCGAGAAGCCGATTACGCCAACCAACGTGCAGATCAAGCCGCATACTCCCCATGGATGCGCCACAGTTCGCCCGGTACAGGTCGGCCGCGAATCGGTGTTTGTGCAGCGCGCCGGCCGCAAGCTGCGGGCGATGGGCTTCCACTACGATGAAGACGGCTACAAGTCGCCCGACATCACCACCCTGGCCGAACACATCACAGCGACCGGCGTGGTATCGATGGCGCTGCAGCAGGAGCCCGATCCGGTTGTCTGGGTCGTTCTGGCGAATGGCCGCCTCGTCTCAGTGACGCTGGACCGAGAACTCGATGTGATCGCCTGGAACAGCCACGAGATCGATGGCGCGGTCGAATCGGTCGCCACCATTCCCGCCGGCGACACCGAGCAGGCATGGCTGATCATCCGGCGCCTGGTCGACGGCAACATCGTGCGCTATATCGAGCGCTTCCAGCCGTCCTGGTATCCGATCTATGGCACGACGATGCCGGAAGCCGATGACTTCCCGCCAGCCGACGAGCCGTTCAATTGGGGGTTCCAGCTTGATTGCGCGGTAACGCAGGACTACGCCGCAGGGAAGGCAACATGGTCAGGCCTTGGTCACCTCGAAGGCCACACCGTGCGCTGCCTTGCCGATGGCGTCGATATGGGCGAATTCACCGTAACCGCTGGGGCGATCACCCTGCCGCGCACTGCCAAGCGGGTGCTGGTCGGTCTGATGTTCAAGCCGGTCATCGAATTGCTGACACCCGAGATCGGCACGCAAACCGGTTCAAGCGCGTCGTCGGCGTACAGCGTCAATCAGATCGGGCTGCGGGTGATCAACACCCTGGGGGCCACGATCAACGGCGGACTGGTCATTCCAGGGCGCGCCATCGGCCCCGACTTGCTGGACAAGCCGCCCGAGCTTTTCAGCGGCATCAAGTACGAGAGCGGCTACGGCTGGGAGAAGGGCGAGACCTCAACCGTGATAAGCCAGGACGCGCCATTCCCGTTCCACATCCTTTCCGCCGTTCGATCGATAACCATCAATGGAGGCTGACATGATCAGACCAGCAACGCATGAGGACATCCCGGCCCTGATCGAATTGGGCGAACAGATGCACGTCGAGTCCCGCTTCGCCAGCTTGCCGTTCGACCGCGACAAGGTGCGCGGCCTGTTTGCCCACCTGATCGAAAGCCCGGACGGCTTGCTCCTTGTCGCCGAGATTGACGGCGTGCCGATAGGTGGCTTTGCAGGCTACGTGGTCGAGCATTACTTCGCCAGGACCAAGGTTGCCAGCGACTTCGGGCTATTCATCGAGCCCGCATCGCGCGGCGGGATGACTGCCCCGCGTTTGCTGAAGGCCTATATCGAATGGGCGAAGGAGCAGGGCGCCGTGATGATCCAGGCCGGGATCACGACCGGCGTCCATGTCGAACAAACGACCAGGCTCTACGAAAAGCTTGGTTTCAGAAACAACGGCCAACTTTTTGAACTGGAGAACTGAGCATGTGCACAGGGGTTGAAATCGCAATGCTGGCCTCTGCCGCAGTCGGCACGGTCGGAACCATCTACAGCGGTATGCAGCAAGCTGCGGCGGCCGATGATCAGGCGCAGATCGCAGAGAACAATGCCGCCTACGAGGCCGACGCCAACAAGCAGCAGGCCGAAAAAATCCGGCGAATGGCCAAGGCCCAGCGCGGTGAAGCGAATGCAGCACTTGCCGCATCTGGCGTGAAGTTGGGCGAAGGGACGCCGCTGGCCATTCAGAAGGACATCATCCAGAAATCGGAAGAGGATGCCTTGTCTGCGATGCTTACCGGCTCGCGGGCGCTGAAGTCGGGCAGCGATCAGGCCGACATGCTTCGGGCCTCTGGAAACGCTGCCATGGTTGGCTCTGCCGTTTCTGTCCTGGCCACTGGGGCAAACGCTTACGGCAACTGGAAAAGAATTCAACCGAAAGCTGGAGCGAACTGATATGCCGCGCATCCCTACCGGTAACTTCGGAAACGTCATCGCCCAGCCGGCGCCCCGCGTGCAGGTGCCGAGCGCCGCCAACAACCCCGGCGCCGTGGTCGCCAACGCAGCCGACAATGCCATGCGCACCATGGGCGGCATGATCGAGGAAGAGAATCGACAGCAGCAGGCGCTTGACCGGGCGAAATCGGCCAATGCCTTGCTTGACCGGGAAATGCAGGTCGAGACGATTCACAGCGAGATCAGCCAGCAGATCAACGACGGCACGCTGCCCTACACGGACGCCAAGAACGTCTATTCCCAGCGGCTTCAGGAACTCGGCGCCCCGAAGGTCGAAGGCCTCGATCCGGTCACCGCCGAGAACCTGACCAAGGGTTTCAAGCGGGCCGAGTTCAAGGGCGAGATGGCCATCGATGGGCTGGTCTCTAAGGCCAAGATCGCCGATTTCAGAGCGCAGACTGACGGCATTCTCGACAAGCTCGGCAAGAAGGCCGGGCTTCCCGGTACCGACATGGCGGCAGTAACTGCGCAGATCGACGCCATGGACGAGATTGGCCGGCAGGCCTATGGTCCGGCCTGGGAGAAGCGCAAGCAGGACTGGAAGGACAACACCTGGGATGCGCAACTGAATCAGCAAGCGATGTCCACGCGAGACAACCTGCAGGGCATCAACGCCTTGCAGAAGCGCATCACCGAAGGCGACTACGCCGACAAGCTCGACAGCAACCGGCGCAACACGTTGGTCGCCAAGCTGGATGCCTACAAGACATCGCTGATCCAGCGCAACGAAGCCGCCGCCGCCAGGGCGCAGCGCGAGCAGGAATTGAAACTCAAGAAGGCAGAGGCCGAGTTCAACACCTTCCATGGCATGGCCGACAAGGGAACGATCCTCGCCCCGGAATACATCGACCGCGCTGTCGCTGCCACCAAGGGAACGCCGTATCAGGCCGGCATTGTGGCGCTGGCCAAGCAGGCACAGGAAACCGGCGGCATCGCATCGCAGCCGATCCGCAATCAGCAAGCGCTATTGACGCAGGTCGACACGCTGATCGCCCAGCGCGGCCGATCTCCTGAACTCGACAAGCGCCGCGAGCAGATCGCCAAGGTGCTGAACGCCAGCCAGTCGGATTTGAAAGAGAACGGCCTGCGCGCTGGCCTGGAACGCGGGGTCATCACCAACATGGCGCCGCTCGATGTCAGTTCTCCAGAGGCTATGGCTGGTTCATTCGCCAAGCGTATCCAGCAGGCCGATCACGTCAGCGCCTGGGCCGGCAAGGCGGTGTCACCGCTGGATTCCGGCGAGGCCGAACAAGTGCGCGGCATCATGGAAGCACTGCCACCGAAGCAACGCTCCGCTGCCGTTGCAACCATCGCGCAGGCGGTCGGCCCGCGCTACGCCGGTGCCATTGCCGAGCAGTTGAACAGCAAGGACAAGGCGCTTTCTCTGGCCTTCGCCTCGGCCGGCGACAAGACCACCGCCGGGCGCTTCACCTCGGAACTGATCCTCAAGGGCGCGCAGGCGATCAAGGACGGCACCGCCATGAAAGACGACAAGAAGGTGACCGGATGGAAGGCGACCATTGCCCAGCAGATTGACGGGGCATTGCCCGACGACCGCGCCGCGACGGCGGTCAAGGAATCGGCCTATTTCATCGCCGCGGGAATCGCCGCGGAGAATGGAGGAAGCGTCAGCACCGACGACATCGCCCGCTCGGTCCGCCTGGCGGTGGGCGGCAGCATCATCGAGCGCAACGGCAAGAAGCTGCCGATCCCCGCCCAAATGAGCGCCGACGATTTCGAGTCACGGATCAAGGCGGTCTCGCCGGCCGACATCATCAAGCAAGCGCCAGAAGGCAAGGTGCGCGTAGCCGGTGCCGAAATACCAGCCGCCGAGTTCGCGACCAGCATTCCCGGCCAGGAACTGATCTACGCCGGGCCCGGGCGCTATGCCGTGGTGGTTCGTGGCCGCCCAGTGACCAATGCCGGCGGGCGCCCGATCATTCTGGAGGTGCGCTGACATGGGCATCCTCGACGCCTACCAGGACAGCACCGACACAGCCCTGCGCGTGATGGCCACGCAACCGCTGACGCCTGAACCGGTCACGCCGAAGCATTCCACATGGTCGTCGCCTTTCCGCGCGGTGGCGGCCGGGGCTGCCGAGGTAGTCGGCAACGTTATGGACACGGCCGGCGCGTTTGGTCAGGTTGCCGCCGCTGCCGGTGGCCTGACGCCTGGCTTTGATCCGGACGCCAGAAAGAACCGGAATGATACGGTCGGGGCCTTCGACAAGCTGAAAACCGAGGGAATCAACTGGCGCACCGACGAGGCGCAGCAGGCCTACAAGTTCGGCGCCGACCTGCGGCCCGATCCACTGACCGCCGGCACCGCTGAAAATCTCGTGTTCTCGCTGACCAAAGGACTGACCAAGGCCATCGGCGCCGCGGTTGCGCTTGGCCCGGTGGGCGGCGCTGCCGCCTTCGGTGCATCGGAAGGCATGACCACCGCCGAAGACCTGGCGAACCAGGGCGTTGATCAGGCAACTCGCACGAAGGTTGGCGCCGTGACGGCCGGGTTCAATGCGGCCGGAGTTCTGCTGCCTGTCGCCGGCCAGACGCTGAAGCAGACGGCCGGGCTGGTTCTAACGGGTGGTCCGCTGTCGTTCATGGCCCAGCAGGCAGCAACCCGCGAAATCCTGCGCAATGCCGATTACAAGACCATTGCCGAGCAATACGACCCGCTCGACCCGGTAGGGCTGACGGTGGCCACCCTGCTGCCGGCCGGGTTCGCGGCCTACGCCAAGCGGGGCGGATTTGGTCCGAAGGCTGCACCGGAATCAATCGACGCCGCCATGGTGCAGAACATTACCGCGCGGGCCGATGCGCATGGCGACGTTGCCCCCGAGCAAATGCCGGCGATGTTCGGCGCCGATGAAGCGCAGGCCATAGCACCGCTGCCAGCTGTCAAGGATTCCTTGACGACTCAGCCAGACCCATCAAATTCAGTTGTCCGGGAAAACCAGACAACTGAAACCCCTGACGCATACGCCGCCCGCGTTAATGCCATCGCCAAAGATCAGCCCGACCTGATCGCCCGCCTGGACGACGCCGGCCAGCCGGTGAAGCTCTCCGATGAACTGGCCGCCATCAAGAAGCAGGCGCAGGAGGGAACGGATACCGATTTCGGGGCGCTCGATGCGCCATTGCTCAAAACGGCGCTTGAATGCGCCTTGTCTCTGGGAGCGGCATAAATGCACGCGGATTGCATCAAGCAGGTAAGAGCAGCGGCCGGTGACCGCAAGATTTCCGACGCCAAGATCAAAGCGATCGACGACGCGATCAGCGGCAAGATGCGCGAACTGGCCCGCCAAGACCCG